TTCATGCCTCCTTCGCTTTTGCAACAACTTTCAACACCGGAAATGGTGCGCCTTCTTTTTTGCAAGCATTGTAAAGTTTCATCTGAGCCTCAGTCACGCCGTACTTTTCTTGCAACTGGTCATAGTCAATAGATGAACGCTGCGAAAGCGTAACCTTGACATTGTAGTCAATGCCTTCAACCAAATCTTTGCCAGTCTCTACGATTTGTGTCTTGAGAAGTTCCAACTCGCTGTCAATCATGTCGCGCTGAATTTTTAAAGATGCGTAACGATCTGCGGCTGGTGTGTTTGGGATATTCATCGTCATTCTCCATTTAAAATCTGATCGGCTCGTTCCGATAAATAGATGTTTAAATGAACTTGACGCTTATGTCAAGCGATACATGCTGATATTTTTCTGGGCTCGAATATCCCGATTATTCCATGTCCAGCACTCGCCGCTATCATTCTGGAAGCACACCCAAAGCAAATCGTGCTCGGCTCCATAGTCAATCATAAAATGGCATAACGCCTTCCCCTTTGGGGTATCCATTGGCATTGGCGGGTCTAATTGAATGATCATTTTAATATTTCCAATCTAACTTTTGCTGTTCCTGATTTAAGCAATCCTATGCAAGCGGCTGCACCCCTTGATAAATCAATGCTTCGGCCTGTCCATTTGGCTGGCCCTCGATCTGTTATTTTAACTGTAACTGATTGTCCATTTTTAACATTTGTAACATGTACCATAGTTCCAAACGGCAGTGTCCTATGCGCGGCGGTTAGCCCGTTTGGATTGAACCTTTCTCCATTTGCTGTCCGGCGCGATAAATATTCACCTCCACCGTACCAGCTTGCGATTTCTTCGGATTGAGCTGTTGTTGTCAGCAACATGAATGCAATTAAAAATTTAATCAATATTTTGCGCCTTTCTCCCCTCCCAAAGTTTACGGATTTCAGCCTCGATGTGCGGCCTAATTAAAGCTGGAAGCCTAGCTAAAGCTGCCCTGCGAGCCTCAATGTCCGGCAAGTCTAGCACAGAACAAGCCCCTTGGTAAATATACAGGCTACATGCCGACTGGATGGACAAATCTTCATCCTCCATCCTGCGTTTCCCAGACAATATATCAGAAATTCTGTCCGATGGCCGTCTGCAATTTACCCAGATGTCTGTATTGATTTTTTTCTTGGGTTTTTTCAAGATAATCCTCAAATGCTGCAATAGCTGAATCTGCACCAAGGGCAATACACACAAAAGAACCCATATCTTGTGCGGCTGTCAAATATTCTTGCTGTCCATCCTGCCACGCTGATTTCGTATGGTCTCGGCGTTTAATCTCGCAGATGAATGTTGGAGCACCAGGGATAATAATGTCAGATGCGCCCTTTGTCATGCCCTCAGCTTTTTGAAAAGACACTTGCCGAAACGACCGCTTGCCTTCATTGCGCGGGTGCAGTGCTATTAAACCCCACGTTTTTGGCCATTGGTGGCGTAGCCTGGCAAAGAACGTTATTTGCTCCATGCCCTCTGTGGCGCACTCGCCTCGATAAGACATGTCACCGTAAATTTTAATGTGCATCGGGAATTTCATCTGCGCTCCTATTGTAAGCAGAAATTTTATAAAAACCGCTATCTGGGTTTTTTTCATATGTAATTGTTTTTGGCTCAAAGCCATTTAACGATAAATATAAAGCCTTGTCTTGCCAGCCCTTTGCCCATTTAGGGTCTTGTGGCACCCAGAACGTAAACGACCTATAGGGCGTCACTACGGCTATGCGCCACATTTCTCGTCCGGCTTTGCTGATCGACAAAGCCACGTCCCACTTTAAAACCTTGTCAGTCTGGCGCCGTGTAGGATCACGTTTCATCTCGTGAAATTCAGCAATTAACTTTTCATTGGGATCAACTATTTCACCCTTGCACTCAAAACAATATCGCGCTGCAATATCATTCTCAGCTTCACAGTGCGGGCATTCTTTATGCGTCCAGCGATAACCGCACTGCACAAGCCGGCCAGCTACTATTGTCTTGGCTTGGCATCGGCGGCCAAAATGCGCGGGTATTGATCCAAAATCCTCCTGTATTTCTGTTCCGTCCAAGTCGCAGAAATAACCGCTTTCATTGATTAGAAAACCTGAATCGTTTGGACGCGCCGAAAATATGTTTTCTACACTACAAATCGGACATGTGCATTTAACAATCTCTCCAACATTCTTTTTCGACACAGATTTAATCGTTGGATCAAACACGTCACCATCGGGACAATGTCGCTCGATGTTTTCGGCGTAGTCTAAAATAAGGCAATCGTCTTTCCCCTCGCTTATCCTCAATCCGCGACCCATAATCTGCTGCATAAGCCCAACTGATTCCGTAGCCCGCAATATGGCAATCAGGTCAACATGAGGCGCGTCAAATCCCGTTGTCAGCACAGATACGTTCACCAGATACTTGATCTCCCGCGCTTTAAACCGCGCAATAATATCTGCCCGTTCTGCCCGCGGTGTTTCGCCCGTTACAATCGCTGACAAGCCCGCAGGAAGGCTTGCAAGGCATTCATAGGCATGTTGCACCGTGGCGGCAAAGATCATCACTCCATGGCGCTCTCTGGCCTGCGAAACTATGTCTGCAATAATCATAGAGGTTTTGCGGCCTTGCCCGACAAATGCGCGGTCAACGTCCTCCGCATCAAACTGCCCACGGCTATTAAGCTGCATGTCAAGCGTATGATATGACTCTGCATGAATCTTGCCAACTGTAGGGTTTGTTAAGAACCCCATGCCGATCAAGGTTCGGGCGGTAATACGGTCAACACACGCCGCAAAGTATGGCGTTTTCTTTTCATCCTCTGGCACTGGCCGCCCATTCGGCCATTGGTCAAAAATGTATCCCTCGCCTAAACGAAACGGCGTGGCGGTCATACCGACAACGCGAAGATTTGGGTTTTGTTCACGCAGTTCGTTAATAATTTTTTTAATTGTCGGGGTTACGCCGTGACATTCGTCTATAATGACCATAGCGAATTGCGACCCGAATTTACTGATTCGGTTTGCTACAGTCATAGGCGTTCCGAATACAACAGGATGTCGCAGCGAAACCTGTCCAGTGCTTGCCGAAAATAGTGAGCATGGATTGCCTGTTGCCGCGTATTTCTCGCTGTTTTGCAAAACTAATTCTGCACTTGGTGCAAGGCAAAGCACATGCTTGCCATTAGATATGCGGTGAATAGTCTCAGCTACGGCTGCAATAATATGCGACTTCCCTGCACCCGTAGCTGCCTCGATCAGGCACGGCTCTGCCGTTCGGCGTACCCATTTGATAATGGCGTCATGCGCCGTTTGTTGGTAAGGACGTAGCATCTAAACCGATCCTATCTATTGATAAATTTACATATTCTTCATTTAATTCAATAAGAATTGCATTTCGATTATTGTTACTCGCAACCAATCCTGTTGTTCCTGCGCCACCAAACGGATCAAGCACAATACCGTCAACAGGACAACCAGCCAAAATACATGGTTCAATTAAATCAGTTGGGAAGGTTGCAAAATGAGCGCCTTTAAAGGGCTTTGTTGTTACAGTCCATACGCTTCTTTTATTTCGGTTATGATAAATTTTATTGATTTTATCAAAGCCAGATGTTGTTTCTCTCATTCCAGAATCTTTTTGCCCCTTGTGAGGAGATTTATTTCTTTTAGCAATTTGCATTTCTGGACTTGTAAAACTTTTTTCTTTTATCGCCTCATGGTCAAAGTAATACTTTGGCGATTTGGACAACAGAAAAATATATTCGTGTGCTTTGGTGCAGCGATCTGTCACGCTTTCCGGCATTGGATTTGGCTTATGCCAAATAATATCCTGCCGCAGATACCAGCCATCCGCCTGTAATGCAAAAGCAACACGCCACGGAATGCCAACGAGGTCTTTGGGTTTACAATCAGGCGTTTTACTTTTTATCAAATTTCCGGTGATTGTTCCGGCGCTTGTTGCTTGTTTTGATTGCAAATCAACGTTTGGTGACCCATCTCCATTTCTCCCTTTTCCACTTCCAGCATAACTATCCCCAAGGTTTAACCATAACGTTCCATCATCTCGTAAAACACGGCGCACTTCTCGAAACACATTGACCAACTCTGACACAAATTCATCTGGTGTTGGCTCAAGCCCCATCTGTCCTGAATGGCCGTAATCTCGCAATCCGAAATATGGTGGAGATGTAACGCATGTATGCACTGACTGATCTGGCAATGTTTTTAAAACATCGCGGCAGTCTCCATTAAGTATTTTTATTGTCATCTTCTATCTCACATTCGCAGTGCCACATGAGCACTGAATAAATTGACCATTCGCAGATAAACATCCAGCCTTGTTTAAGACGCATTTCAATCTGCGAATAGGGAACATTGCGGTATAATCCCTCGCGGGTCATTTCTCTCTCTCAATTAAATATTGATCATAAAACATCCGAAGCGGCTTCAGGGTCGTATCCATAAATGGCTTGTCGTATTTTACTGTTTCAAGCGATTCCCCGTGTGGTGCCCATTGGTAAAAGTCGCACCAGGTTCGCCCCATTACATACATTTGCAACTGAATTTGAGCATAATAATGCGTCTGTTGTTGCGCTGTTTTAAATTTAGGTTCAATCGCAGCCCGTAACCCAAATGGGCACTTAACCTCAATCATTCCATTATTTTCAATCAATCCATCAGGGCTGCATCCCAGCCAATCCTCATAGGCAAAAAACCCGCATTGTTGCACACGATTGCCAGTTTTTAACTCATATTGCTGAATAGCGCCGCGCTCATTAAACACGCCCCACTCTGTTGCAACGTTGCCCGTAAATTCATTCGGAAATCCTTTATATTCATTGATCATCCGGCGCATAACGTCGGACGGCTTTTGAAAGGGTGACAATCCAAGTATGCCCCCCACCGCCGAGGCGGTTATCCTGTGTTTCCGTGCAGAATACCACTCCGGCGATCTTTGTTCCATTATTCATCCATTTAAAAGAGAAAACTCAGGGCGGCAATAAATTATAAAACCTACCACCGCCCTTACGTTGGAATGTTCACATCAGTAAGTCCACACAAACCGGTGCATGATATTCCACTTCATTATACTGTTGTAAAACAGTCTTTGACGTTAGTTACGAGGAAGGCTAATATTAAAAACCCCGATCTAACATTAAAAATTAGTCAGATTATTTTATGCGCCATCTGACCATTGGCAACTAATTAACCGTCTTTCCGGCCTGTCAGGTCTCCCCTTACCGATAGGGGAATAACTTGTTTTCACAAGACGGGACTCGAACCCGTATTCTACTAAGTCTCGACCAACGAGCAGGAATTGCACCTGCACTCCTCAAAAGCCTTTCGGCTAAACTGAATAAACAAGATTATAATAATTCTTCAACCCTTAAAAAGGAATATCGTCGTCAACAGGCTTTGCCTTCTTTGGTGCGGCGGCAGGAACATCAATCTTTCCGACTTTGGGCGAGACTGACGCAATCCAGTTGCCGAAGGATTTATCGCCTTTGTCGTTTTTCATCTCCCAAATCTTTGTCAGAATAATCATAGGCTTATTGGTAAATGCACCAAGTAATTCATCCGTAGGATCACGACCTGCAGCCTTCAACTTGCCGCCCGTATTTGCGTCAATGGTTGACAACATTTTTAATGCCGTATCACGCTTTTTAACGGGGTCTTTAGCGAGTGGGTTTGGATGCGTTGAAAACACCCACAATTTCTGAAACACCTTGCGGTTTTTATATTCAACAGGCTGCAATGCAGACCAGCGAAGCGAAACAAACTTATTTCCTTCACGATCTGTATTGATCTTGGCTTCATCAATCACAGCTACAAGGCTCGTATTGTTTGGAATAGGCTCAAGATTGCCGCCTTCCATTTCAAACGAAGTTGTAGATTGTACTTCTTCGCCTGTGCTTAATTCCCAGAAATCACTCATTTTCTTTCCCTCACTTCAAAACTGAAATATAATCAACAAGCGGATTTTTGCCCGCCTCAACAATCAATGGCTCCGTAATGCCATAACGGTTTTTGCTCACATTAGCCGCAGTTGCATATGCAATCAGAACACGAGTTCCGTCCGAAATTGCCTTTTTGCGTTCTCCATCACCTGTTGTGAATGTTTCCAGCTTCAAAAAGCCAACAAGATCAACATCATCCACATACGCTGGCATTGACTTATCATGCATACGCAAGGTATATCGCATATATGCGTCATCATCTGGCGGCTCAATGCGGCTAGTTTCAGCGTGGGCAATAAATACCGTGTGCATACCCTTACGATCTGCCAGTAAACCCGCGGCTTTACGCAAACGCTGGTGCAATCCAGACACCGCATCTCGGCCAGCGCCGTAGCCGCCAAGAGCCTGCTGAATGCCACGAGGCTTCTTAGGATCAGTGTCCACTACATACTGAGTGAACATACGCTCCAGCGCCGTAACGCTGTCAACTACAAGCGTCTGATAATCATGATCCTCATTAAGAAGCGATTTAATCTGCTCCCAAAGCTGGTCAACGGATGACAATACAGGAAACGCCTCTGGGCGCTCTTCCTCTGGAATGGCCTGCAAACCATCCTCGGCGCGAATAAAAATAGGATTAGGAAACGTGGCCGCCAGTGTTGTCTTGCCCATACCGCCGTCACCGCATAACGTAATAATGACTGGCCGATTTTTAGGCTTACTGATATTTGCAAATTCACTCATTATATATTATCCTCACTCTTTGGTTCAACAAGCGTTCCATATGCAACAACGCCCTTTATCAACTTAGCTCTGATTTCCATATCTTCAGGTTTAGGAATCATATGAAAACACATTCCGGCAAAAATACGAGTCCCCGTTGAAACTGATTGGGCTACAATAATTTTTCCAGCCTCAATATTCCATTCTGCTTCAATAAAAGTTCCCGCTTGAATTTTTCCCAAAGGCGTCTGGATTCTTGAGCCAGACTTAATATGCGACGACGCAATAATGTTAGACGGAGAAAAAATAAATGTTCCAGCTTCAATATATGAACCAGAAACAATGTCCCCGCCCGCTTCAATAAACATTCCAACTTTAATGAATCCAGTTGCACTAATGCTCTGCCCAGCAATCAAAGCATTTTTTGATTGAATATCCAAACCAGACTGAATAGACAATTCAGCATTCATTCCACCGCTTACATCTATTCCATTTTCAGCGCGGATATGTCCCCACGCTTTAATTTTTGTTCCTCTCTTTGATGTTAATTTTCCATGAACAATAATGTCTTTTTCAAACCAAATGACTCCCAAATCTCCATCAATTTCAAGATCGCCTTGAATATTTGAAACATCAAGATGTCCAATATATTTTTCATTTTCGCTAACATCAGATTTTTTAATCTTAAAAATTTGACTCATTGAGTAACTCCTTCTTCTCTCAACGGACTTGACACTAATGGCGTTTCGTTGCATTGTCAACATACGAATTGTCATGAATGGAACATTTTAAATGGAATCTCCCTCAGATATTATCCGTCAGACTTACGACGAGCAGCTTGAGCGAATTAAAATAGCGTTAGCTGACAGGAACTTAGCTAAAGTTGCCAAGCAAACAATGCTGCATGAAAACACAGTGCGATCCATAGCTAACGGATCGAATAAAATGCCGTCAATTACAACCATTGATGCTTTGGCAGGATATTTATTCAAATGAATTACAAAGATTTTTGGGAGGCGGGCTACCGCGTAATCGGCCTAAACAAAATAATAAAAAACAATTTATGTTCATGTGGGCAAGCCGGATGTAAAGCCATTGGCAAGCATCCCATTGCATCAAATTGGCAATACGCGCCCCTTTGGTCTGAAGATCAAATCGATGTCATGGAGGCAACGGATCAATTCGCCACCGGATACGGCGTTCTGGTCAAGGGCTTGCTGGTCATTGACGTGGACGCCCGCAATGGCGGCGTTGAGTCTTACCAGCGCCTCATCGAGCAATTCCCCGACATTACAGGCGCGGGCATGATTGTCGAGACAGGCTCCGGCGGCGGGTCAAAACACCTTTACTACACCGTGCCCGAAGGTTTAGCGCTGCTCCAGCACCTGCCGGACTATAAGGGCATTGACTTTAAGTCATCCGGCTTCGTGGTCGGTCCAGGATCGCTGCACGTCTCAGGCAACCATTATAAATGCGTTTACGGCTCGCCCAGCGACATCGAGGCCGCACCTACTACATTGTTGGATGCACTACGCAAGCCAGAGCGCCACCGCGCCGAATATAACGGCCAGACGTTTGACGTGTCTGCGAGAGAACTTGAAGACATGCTGTCCTACATCGACCCAGATGTAGCGCATGAAATCTGGATCAAGTGCGGCATGGCTATTCATCACGCCACGGGCGGGACTGGATTTGCAATCTGGGACGCATGGTCAGCCAAGGGCACGAAATACCCATCCAGCGAGGAGCTTGCAAAGCGGTGGCACTCGTTCGGTAAGTCCGCTAATCCCGTAACGCTGGGTACGTTGGTTTATTACGCGGAGGCCGCTGGCTGGACACGGGCGGTAACGTTTGAGCCGAATGAGCCTATGGACTTTCCAGAGGATGATAATGCAGACATTGACATTCGTGGCATCGATTTGAAGCGCCCCCCAGGCTTCGTGGGTGAAGTATCCCAGTGGATCCACGACCAATGTTTTTCGTACCGCGAGAATATTGCTGTAGGGGCTGCACTTGTAGCAATGGGAAACATTGTCGGATTAAAATATCGAGAGACAATGCGAAACACTACAGCTAACTTGATTGTTTTTTGCGTGGCAGCCTCTGGCACTGGCAAGGAATCAATCCTGCAAGCTGCAATGAATGTCGTGAAGGTTTCGGGATTAAATAGAGCAGCGCACGGCGCAATCAAGTCAGAGCAGGAAATCGTCCGTAACCTGATCGACCACCAAGCCTCGTTTTATATGATTGACGAAATCGGCTACCTGCTCAACAAGATCAAGAATGCCCAGACCAAGGGTACCGCATCTTATCTTGAAGGCGTAATTGGCATCATAATGTCGATTTATTCCAAAGCGAATGGTGATTTGCTGATTTCAGGTGACGTGCGCAAAGAAATCCGCAAGGGCATTTTGCAGGAAATTTCCCAATTAGAGCGTCAGTTAGAAAATGGCTCTAATCCGATATTTGAACTCAAACTTCAGCAGCGTGAGGCTGCATTGACATCCATAGAGAATGGCATTGTTAATCCATTTATATCGTTGCTTGGTTTTACGACCGATACAAACTTTGACAAAATAGTGGATTATGAAAACACGGCCAATGGTTTTATCGGGCGTAGTTTGATTTTTGCTGAGACAAAGTCTGTCCCCAAAGAGAAAGAAAACTTTGAGCCTCGACCCATGCCAGAGAAAATGCAGAATACGCTGGTTGATCTGTACCAAGCCGGATCGTTTAGTGTCATCCAAAATGACCGCATAGAAAACTATGGCGATAAAGTTGAAATACCAACCACAGATGACGGCAAGGCTTTGTTGAAAAAGGTCATGCGGATCATGCACGAGCAAGCCGAATATCATTCGGAAAAGTCTGGCATGGAAGCAATATGGCTGCGCTCTCGTGAACAAATTGCCAAGGTATCATTTATTCTTGCAGTGCCGGAAGGTATCCGCACAGTTGAGCACATACGCTGGGCTTACGCACTTATTCGTAAAGATATTGAATATAAGATCAATTTGGTTATTGGCAACGACCGCCAGAAGGACGAGCCAAAGACCGCGCTACTGTCCAGTTTGGACAATGTCCTATCAGGCGATGACGGCGAGACGCTTGGCGTCATTCTTAATAAATTGAGGAAATATAAAAAGGAGGATGTGGAGGCGGCATTAACCATGCTGGTGGATAGAAATATGGTTACACTAGAAACTAATATTCACCCCAAACGCAAAATTACAATTAAACGGTACAGGAAAGTTAAGAAATGAGATATGAGGACAGATTTATTCCGGATGTTGTGTGGAAGATTATAACCGATACAAGCGCAAGACGGAGAGTGAAAATTGATCATGTTATGAGTGCATCCAGGCTTCCTGAATTAGTTGAGACACGGCGGCAAATATCAAGGAAGCTGCGTGAGATTTTAAATGAAGATGGAAAAAATGTTTACAGCTATCCAACTATCGGTAAATTCTTTAATAGAGATCACTCAGGAATTTATTATATGCTGCACCCTCATTGCCGTGGAACAAGGTCAAAAAAATGAAAAATACGCCTATTAAATACAAAAAAAACCCGCCGATTTATTGGGAAATGGAAGTTGGCGATGTTCGCGTTGTTACCCATAAAGAAGCGCTCGCCGCGCATCGGTGGGGACTTCGAAGGGAAATAAAATTCAGTCGAGACAAGCGCCCACATGAGGGCAAATATTTAATCACGAGGATGTCATAATGAAATTAACAGACGAACAAATTGCTGCAATTAAAATTGATCGACGCCCATTAAAGATTGTCGCCCATGATTACAGCGTCTCGCAGTCTTATGCCCAGAAGATTCGTGGCGGTAAGGAAATTCCGCAATACGCTGAGACCATGAAACGCCTTAAGGAATTGGAATATCAGGTGTCGCGCATTAAGGAATTAGAGTATCGGATTAAGATATTAGAGGGGAAGATATGACCGACGCTACAAAGCACGATGGTGATAAACCGCGCCTTGATTTGCTGGACAGATGCTTTTTAGAAGAAACAGCGCTCGTGCTTGGCTTTGGGGCTGATAAGTATGCGCCACACAATTATAAAAAAGGCCTGGCTTATACCAGGCTTATAGCAGCGGCTATGCGGCACATTATAGCATTTAATGATGGCGAGGATGTCGATCCAGAAAGCGGATTGTCCCATCTTGCCCATGCCGCATGTTGCCTGCAATTTTTAATGTGGATGAAAAAAAATCGTACCGATATGGATGATAGGCACTTGACGCTAATCTAAGGATATGCAATAAAGATGACGTTGCAGCGGGGGCTGCACTAAATGGAGAATGTAAAATGGTTTACTCATATGAAACAGTTATTCTTCTGGATGGACAAGAAATTGATGTCTCCGTTGAATATCGTGCAGACAAGCCATACGACCAGACATGGGATGAGCCAGCATATGCTGGGGAGGTTTATCCTGTATCAATGCGGATTGGCAATGTCCTAGTTACTGGCCCGTTTATGGACATCCTTTTCGATAATCTCGACCATGAATATATGATCGAAAACGCATTTGGGGGGCGCTAACATGTTGCAACATAAAATAGCATTTACATCCACTGGAACAATCAGGGCAGAGTTCGGAAGAATTTCGCAGGCGTCATTTTTGGAAATTACTAATCCTGCTTACAAAAAAGATGAGGACCCCGTGACAATTTTCTTCCCATTAGAATATGCCGATAAACTTGAGCGGATCGCCGCTGCAATCAATGAAATCATGGGGGAAACCCCATGAATACCATTATCGAGGGGTTTTGCGTTCTAGGGTTTTTTTTCGGCGGGTTATTTATTTACTGCATTGTATGCCCGCCAGAGCCAACACATAAACATCACACGGAGACACATTATGCTCGTATCAATAGATAAAACTTATAAAACCAAGTGCGGTTATGAGGTTAAAATTTACGCCATTTATGAAAATCAAACAAGTGGAGTTCACGGAGCTTATTTTCAACATGGGATGTGGTGTGCAACTACATGGAAATTAAGTGGGTTTTATTTAATTTCCGAGCAAAAGCATGATCTTAATCTTGTCGAAGTCAAGCCACGCATCAAGCGCACCTTTTGGGTTAATTTATATTCTGATAATCGTGTGGGGCTTTATTACAGCCGAAAAAGCGCAGATGCGTTTACATTAAGCGAGCGTCTCGCCTGTCGAGAAATCCATATCGACTGCGAAGAAGGGGAGGGGTTATGAGTGACACATCAATCTGCAACAGCGGCCTGTGTCCGTCCTCTGCGACATGCCGTAGACACCCAGACAGCGGTGCAATTGCCGATGCAAAATATCAATTGTATTATTCGTTTGATCTGCCGGAAGATGCTGATCATTGCGAAGATTATTGGCCAATAGAGGAGATCAAACCATGACTAACAAACTAATTGAAAAACTCAACGAACATTTAAAATGTCTGCTTAAATATCCAGAAGAAAGTTGGAATGACTCTAATCTCCTTGAGGAAGTTATCTTTGCCCTTAAACACCAGCAATATCAGATTGATGATCTGAAAGAGCAAATCTTTGACCTTAAAAATTTGGAGAATAAGCTATGACACAACCTACTTCGGAAGCTCTACGTATTATTGCGCAACAAATGAGCGAGCAAGGCGTTGATTTTCGCACGGACGAGCACGGCATTGAGGCACTTTGCTTGCAAGAAGCCGCATACGAGATTGAGCGTTTACGGGAATCATTACAGCATTGTGTCAACGCTATTGCGGAATATGAGAAAGACAGCAGTGAAAGCATCCGCCCATTTTTGTTAGGCGCATTGGATAATGCAAGGAAGGTTTTGAGCAAATGACAGATATTGTGCACCGTCTTAGAAAAAGCTACCCATGCCGCCACAGCAGGAGAATGAAAAATGACTGAATCCCCATCTTATGGTCGGTTTCGAAATGAGTGGGAATATACTAGATGGCTAAATATGTTAGCTATAAAACATATAGAAAAAACTTCCCCAACTCTTGCTTTTTATCTGGCGAAAAATTTGGATAAATTGAGAGCACTTGAATCAAACGGATATTATGATGAATGTTTAAAAATATTGGATGAATTTAAATACATAGGTATGGAAGTCAGTCCTGTATATTATAAAAAATTTGTTGATTTGAAAGAAGGAATGAAAAATGAATAACGTCTCTCAGGAATTGTATCACGCAATAGAGCAACAAGAAGAAACTAAAAATTTTTTATTAAACAAAGCCATGAATGAAATTGAAAGATTAACTGAAGAAAATAAATTATTAAATAAAAATTTTAATCTTTTATTTTACAAGGCCTTTGATGTTATTGAAGCTGATGAATTGTTTCAAAAAAATGTTCATTACCTTGCCGGATTGGATTTTTCTTTCACTGAATTAAAAAAAATAGTTAGAAAATTTGAAACAGAATTTAATATAAAAGTTCCAATGTTTCACACAACCGAATTGGAATTAGAAAAAGCAAATAAAATTTTAGAGGAAGATAAATGACAGAAATCGTTGAACGTCTTAGAAAAAGCTACCCATGCCGCAATCAAGATGAAGATGATACGCGCACAAAAACTACAGATACATGCGTTGATTTACAAGCTGTGTGCATGTGCGAATATGAGGATAGAAAAGAAGCTGCCGACGAGATCGAGCGCCTACGAAGCATGGTCGAAGCGCACCATACGCAATGGCTCAATGCACAGAAGATGATAAAGGCGCGGGATAAGGAAATTGAGAGGCAGGGGGAGGCTTTAGCCATTATTTGGGCATGGTACTCCACTGATGTATCAAACCCTCACGATCAAATTAAAAAGATGAAAAAATTTGCATATTTATCGTTAAATGAAGATTTTCGAAAATATTTTGAAGATCATTATGCAGCACTAAAGGGAGATGAGTGATGATTGATAATAAAGATTGGTTTATGCGCGAGCCAAGAGAAGGTTACGCAATGGAAATGTTGGTTAATTATAAACCAAAGTCCACCGCAGAATTGGCTGAGTGGATACTCATGGCTGCTAGAAATTTAATAGATCAAGATGGCTTACTTATTTATACCCCGTTAAAGCCATTCATGGGTTATCAAATTGCTCAGATGATGCAAATGGCAAATTTGAAAATTCCAAAGGAGAGTGAGTGATGGATATTGTTGAACAATTACGCAAAAGTGCAAATACTATTTATTATCAAGATGGTTACACTTTTCGCCTTGGATTGCAAAACGAAGCCGCCAACGAGATTGAGAGGCTGCGGGAGGCGTTGAAAAAGATACTGACACATGAAGCAGATTATGATCCTTCCGACTGCATTGAAATTGCCCGTGCCGCACTGAAGGAGAGTGAGTGATGGAAGAAAGTGAAAACTATCGTGTTTATATATATGTGCGCGACGTTCTTAAAAAGAATCCAGAACTATTGCCTTTAATTTTAAAGGGAACAACAGATGGAGTAGCATTAGCAGTAGATC